TAAGATTGCTGCTGGTATTGTTTACTTTGATAAGTCATACATTGATAAGACTAAGAAGTTGATTGAGATTATTAACTCTCTACCAAAGACTTGGTATGCAGATCAGGTAGCATTGAATAAACTTCTCACTGAGCATATCAATCACGAAGATGTATTTGTATTCAATGGTAACTTTATGGATTGGAACTTCATAGAAGGAACAGTTATCTGGACAGGAAAGGGTAAGAGTAAGTATGATAATCCAAAGTATGTTGCTATGAAACGAGCAATGTCATTATGATAAGAAATATCCATATTTGGTTGTGGGGTGTAGTTGCCGAGATGGAGTACGTTCTATACCCGTGGAAGAAAAAGAATCCTCCTCAGTGGGCAGTTGACAGATACAAACTTGATAATGGTATGGTGGAAAATATAGATAATGAGTACCTGTATTTTGATTGGTTAAAATCACAAGAACAAAAAATTCAAAAGATTGAAGAAAACATCATTTTTATTACAAAAGAACTGGGGGAATTGAAAAATGGCAAATGAACTGGTAGAAATCATTGAAAAATATAACATGAATGGTTTTCAAGGGAGCTACAGTCCTTCTGGAAAACATCTTGGTGGATGGGGAACTGATAAGAATGATTGGCATGGGTACTGTGATTATTATGTAGAAGCACTTACAAGATTTAAAGATAGTGAAGTTTCTGTATTGGAAATTGGAACTAACTATGGATGTTCTGCTATTTTATGGCACGACTTTCTCCCAAAATCTAAAATGCTTCTTCTTGATATTCAAGAGACTATGAATGCAAAGTGTTGGGAGATCATGGATAATGATCGATTTACATATGTTAACTGTGATGCCTATGATGAAGACACTCCTGAAGAAGTACGTGGGGTTGTTCCTGGTGGATTCGATATTATCTTCGATGATGGTCCACATACTGTAAAGTCTCAACAGGAATGTATTGAATACTATCTTCCAATGTTGAATGACAATGGAACTATGTTCATTGAAGATATCCAAAGTGTTGATGACTTTGATGAGTTGCAGAATACTTTTGATGAAGTAAAAGGAACTCTTCCTGGAAATTATTCATGTGAAAGAGTTGATCTGAGATATGTTAAAGATAGGTACGATGATTTAATTTTTGTTATTAATCGAGTTGATGAATGAAAAGCATAATTTTATGTACAATGACCAGGAATCATCTTAGGTTTTTGATTCCTATGATTGAAACTATATGTGATATGGGTCATGAAGTTTTATTGTATACAAATTTTGGTGAGATTGGAAATGATACCCTTTCATATAAAGTCAATGAGTTTTCTGAAAAGTATAAAAGGTTTTATGTTTTAGATTTACGTGATGAAGAAAGAGTAATAGATTATTCTAAAGGTGCTAACTCAATGTTAGTTACTTCAGGAACCAGTAACGTTTATCATAGTATTGATTATAATCTTTGCAAAAAAGTTAAGTGTAAGACTTTTGCAATACAACATGGAATATCTCAAGAGGGGATAACTCGACTACCAAAATATCATTTCAGTTCAGATAAAGTAATTGCATGGATTAAAGAAGAAAATCTTCATCCAGATGTTTCTACACCAAAAGAAAAATTTATTTTTGTAGGTGTTCCAGATCATTATTATGACAGTGATATGACTCCAATCGAGGATTCAAAAGTATTTTTCTTTACCAATGGATTTGATAAACCTAATGATCAGGATATTAAATTAGATACCAGTAAAGGTGAGTGGAAGGGTATATACACTACAAAATGGAAAGAAGAAACCTGGGATAAGATTCTTACTTTGTCTCATGGTTCTTGTTATTTTGTGAGACATCCAACATGCAGTGGGGGAAAAATACATCCAAAACTTTCATATCTTCTCAAGAAGAAAAATATGCATCTGGTTGATAACACATGGTTATCAGAGAATAACATTAATAGATCTCAATTATATTCAATTGCATCAAAATATTATGTAACCTATCCATCAAGTTGTTGGGTTGATTGTATGCTAAATGATGTTGACTATGAAGTCTTTGTAGATTATAATTCTAACGTTGATATCTTATTGGAAGAGTCCCTATGTGGAATCAATAAGACAAATGAAATCTGTAATCTATTATTAGAATGAAGCAAGGAAAAGTGTGGGGTATGACGGAACTTATCTGTGCAAATCATGCATTGGAATTCCATCGTATCGATTTTAAAAAGGGTGGTGTTTGCTCAAAACACAAGCATAAGTTTAAATGGAATGGTTTTTATGTTGTTTCTGGTAAATTATTGATTCGTAACTGGAGGCACTGTCAGGATCTTCTTGATGAAACTATTCTTGGTCCTGGAGAATTCAATGCTGTTGAACCGGGATATTATCATCAGTTTGAAGCACTTGAAGATGGTCTTGCCTTTGAGATATACTGGGCAGAGTTTGACCATAATGATATTGAAAGAGAACATTTCGGATTTAATAGAAATCTAAAACCAGAAGGACGTGTAGAAGAGACATGATAGGTTTTAATCATCTTGGAAGACTGGGACAACTCGGTAATCAGATGTTCCAGTATGCGGCAACCAAAGGTATTGCTAGAAAATTAGGTGTTCCATATACCATACCAGATCATACTGAATCTATAAGAGATGCTCTCGGTAATAATTTGCACATCGAATTGTTTAAATGTTTTAATTTCAAACCAGAGAATACTGGATTGATTTCCTCTGATAAATTCTTATCGGAGGAAGGATTTCACTATCAGAATAAATTTTTTAATGCTGATAGGAGGAATGATTTTTCACTCTATGGTTTCTTTCAGACGGAGAAATACTTCAAACATATTGAGGATGAGATTCGTCAGGACTTCAAGTTCAACTCAACTATTCAAGGAGAGTGTGAACCTATTGTTGATGAAATATTTGATCAAGGTCCTATTGCTTTACACATTCGTAGGGGAGACTTTCTGATCAATAGTGGAAATCACCATAACCTTTCATTGGATTATTATGAGGAAGCACTAAGTAAGTTTGCTCCAGATCGGGAAGTGATTTTATTTTCTGATGATATATTCTGGGCTTGCTCTCAAGAACTATTCAAACCTGATAGATTCATTATGTCCGAGGGTAACAGTTCTTATCACGATCTTTATATGATGACTCAGTGTAGTGACTTTATTATTGCTAACTCTACTTTCTCATGGTGGGGTGCATGGTTAGGAAACACTGGTAGAGTGATTGCTCCCTATAAATGGTTTGGTCCTAATAATGCACACTTAAATACTCAAGACTTGTATCCTAAACACTGGGAGATTATTGATAATGGATAGAAATAAGGCTGTCTATAAGTTAAAAAACTTTGGTCCTGTTTATTGTATCAATTTGGATGATGCAGAGGATAGGTGGAATTGGATGGAAGACCAGTTTAAATACTGGGAAGTCGATAACTACACACGTATTGCAGCATACGATGGACGTGAGGATGATCTTGGATCTATCCTAAAAGGAAAGTATCCTGACATGATGTCATCACGAGAGATTGGATGTACAACCTCACACCTAAAAGCACTGAAGCATTACTTAGACACATCTGATTCTCCATATGCAATCATTATGGAAGATGATTGTGATCTCTCTGTTGCTAAGTATTGGAACTTCACATGGTCTGAAATCTATGGACATTTCCCATATGACTGGGATGTAGTACAACTTGCAATTATTTGTACGGGTGATCTTCACGTTAAACTTCACAAGAGATTTGTGAATGACTTTTCAACTGCTTGTTATGCAATTTCTAGGTATCATGCAGAGAAACTCGTAAGGTTGCATTGTAGAGGAAACTATTATAAGATTGATCAGGGTGTCAAACCAAGACCAGTAGCAGATGATTTGGTTTACAACTCTGGCAATACCTTTGCGATTCCTCTTCTCCTTTACAAAGTTGAGTTTCCTTCTGCAATTCACCAAGATCATGTTCACATTTTCCACAAACAAAGTCATGATGGACTCTGGCATTTCTGGGAACAGAATGGAGCACGATTATCTGCTTCAGATATTATGAATTATGATCCATATCTTGGTCGCGTGACAGAAGGATCAAAACCAGTTGACAAAACTTAATGTTTACTATATAATTATGTTGTAATTCTTTACAAGAGTAAATGACTGTTACTACTGAAGACGGTGGACGCCAAAACATGTTTGCCAGTGAACCACAAATGTATATCTCTAAGACCGACGCAGAGCGTTACGGTTATGAGACATATGCAGAACGTGCAGAAAAAATGAATGGTCGCTTCGCAATGATGGGAATTATTGCTGGGTTTCTTTCATATGCAATTACAGGCAAATTCTTTTTTGGACTTGTATGACTAGTTACTTGACAATTGGACATTTTATCTTTACAATAACGAGCATTGCCTTCCTTGTATTGTTGGCATACTCTGTAGAAAATTTATCTGAAACTTACTAATGGAATTTAATGTTACTTTTCGTGCTCCTGACGGCACAGAAACAAATGTAACCTGTCAAGATGATCAGTATCTTCTTGATGCTGCTGAAGAGGGTGGTCTGGATCTAAATTATTCTTGTCGTGCAGGTGCTTGTTCATCTTGTGCAAGCAAGATCGTATCCGGCACAGTTGATCAAAGCGATCAATCTTTCTTGGATGATGATCAGATTGAAGAGGGGTTTGTTCTTACATGTGTAGCATATCCAACTTCTGATATTGTAATTGAAACCGAACAAGAGGAAAATCTTTACTGATGCACGGAAATCTTGAACCTGAAGATCGAGTATTGAGCACTTCATCTGTTTATGAAATGATCTCTTCTCTTATCCAAAAATATGAGTGGGAAGATGGTGATGATATCGTGATTGAATCAGCAGGTGTTGCAATCTCTGGTATTGATGTTGGTGAGAACTACAATAAAAAGTGGCAATCGCCAATTGGAACTCGTAAGTATAATAAGGATGCTTTCATTGTTATTAAAAACCTTTCGAAAAATCCATTTGAACCTTCTAAACCTATGGGTGACGAATTCAATCCTAAGCATACCTACGAACCAGTTAGCAAACGCAATGCCGAATCCCAATCAACTTTATGAAGATATGAAAAGACTTAATTCATTATATGAGGAACTCTGTTGGGACCATGATGATGAATTAGTCTTTACTCACGAAAACAACAAAGTCATTATTTACAATAAAACACAGGAGAAAAACAATGAACGAAAACGCAGAACGTATTAATGGTTGGGCAGCAATGCTCGGAATCGTAGCAGCAATGGGTGCATATGCCCTTACTGGCGACCTGATCCCTGGAATTTGGTGATGATAACCGAAACAATCCTACAGATTTTTTCGGTTATCGTAGTGGTGGGAGTTGTCTTTTGGTTATTGGATGACCCCCACGATGATGACGATACGCCAGACAAAGGCATGATGATTCCAGCATATCAGAGGGGCAATTAGTCTCTCTTTTTTTATAAATACTCAGGTATCAAATATTTCTAAAACCAGTGCTTGGAGATAAACCCAAAGCAAAGGTAGACGAGAAAGAAGACCACAGTGAAGATAAGAGTGAAGTTCTTGCTAATTTAGTGAAAGTAGTTGTACTCATATGGTCAGCATCTCTTCTCACTTTCAGTTACGTCAGACTTCCAAACGGTCAAAAGATTCTTGACTTTGACCCTACCTTTATTGCATCAGTCTTCTCTGGATCACTTGCTGCATTTGGATTATCTCCTGCCAAAAATGGCGGTTCTGTTTCTTTCAAACCAGTAGCAAAAAAAGAACCAGAAGTTGTTTCCGCAGTTGAACCTAAAAACCATGCAAAAACTGATTAACATCGTTGCCCTACTATCAGGACTGGTATCACTATCAGTCGTTGGTGGTGGGGTTTATCTGTATAAGAATGCAGATGTCCTCATCGAGGATGCTAGAGAAAAGGCTACTCAAGCAGCAGTAGAAGCAGTATCTGCCGCACTACCTAAGTTAGTTGAAGCTGCTATTCCAGATGTTCCAGAATTACCTAAAACAACTGGTCCTGCCATCCCATTCTGATCGTGTTTAAATCCAAGAAACCGACCGAGCAAGTTACCGAGCAAGTACCGAGCAAGTCAAAATTTCCAATCAAAGGAATTGCAATCGGTATAGGTGTCTTGGTAGGAATTTCTCATATTGGATTGTTGGGATATGTTTTAAGACCACAAGAATCAATTCAACAACCCCCTGCATTTAATCTGCTTCAGGGTCCATATTCTTCTTACAAAATAAAAGTTGGTAAGGATGGATATGAGATTGAGTATAAAGCAGATGACCCTAAAGTATTAACATCTGAAAGGTCTTCTGGTTTAGATAAAACTAAAAAAGGATTTCTTGGTGGAGGTTCTGAAAAGAGAACTGAATATCGTCGTGATGAATTTACCAGAGAAGGTGCCCGTAATACCGGTGCAGGAGGTGCTGTTGAAGACAGCAAGGGAAAGTCTGCAAAAGAGATAGAGTGTATAGTGGCGGACGCTGGCGCACGATCACAAGGTGCGACGGTGGGTAGTGCTCTTGCTACTGGTCTTGCCGTTCCTGCTCTTTCTAGTATCCCTTATGTTGGATTCTTAGCAGGTGGTTGGGCATTACTATTGGGAAATAAAGCAGGATCAGAACTCGGTTCGCAAGTTGGATCTGTATTTAACGATTGTTGACTTTCTTTTAATAAGGTAATACTTAATTAAAAGTTGGTCAGAGATGTTAAATAATATAAACCTTGGAGGTTATTATGTCTCAATCTGCTTATCGTAAGAAAATGAAGAAAGATGCTTCCGATCAATTCTTTCTTTATGTTGCCTTTCATTCTGCTTTGACTGCTGTTATGAATTTTTTTAACGACTAATGGAAATAAAACCAATTGGTATTGCTGATATTAATATCAATGTTCGTAGATTGAATATACCAGATGCGAATGTTTTTGATGTGAGCACACCTTCAACTGCGATACCAGTTGCACCTCCTGTTGTATTAAATCTTGGCACTCCGGTTGTTGATCTTCCGGGGTGTGTGGAATTTAATAAAGAAAGAAACCCAAAAAAACACATCCTTACTGGAAGATGACCAAAGAGGAACTCTTACGCTGTGCGATTCTGGCGTCCCTAGTTTTAATCCTATTCAGTTTGAACCACTTCAGGTAATTCCTACGGTTCCTTCTGGGGTTAAGACAGAGCAACCTAAAAAACCTGAACCCCCAGTTACACCTCCGACTCCTTCAATACCTAGAGTTCCATCACCCGAACCAGAGGTTGCTTGTCCCACACCAGCACAACTGATACAAGAACCTGTGGGAACTTTTATTGATGGATTTAGAAAGGAAGTTACGGGATATCAACTCATAGGAAATCAGTGTGTTCAAATTACAGAATCCGTTCCTATTCCAAAACAAATTGTTGCGGGACTTCCAAGTGCTGGTGCAGTAGTGACTACTGGGGGCATTGCTGCTGTAGCAACAACATCAGCACTTGCAGCAAAACCGCTGGCTGACTTACTTTTGAAAGCAGTCAAACCA